TAGTCACTTAGAAGGCTACGGCAGGAAGGCTTGGGGTAGGGCGTTGAAGAAATACGGTTTCTATCCTGAGTACATAGCGTACCGAATGGAGTTGTAAGATGGGTAAAAGTAGTGCGCAGGCACCGGGGGATACGGTCCAACGTCAAACTAATCTACCTGAGTACGCTGATCCGTACTTCCGCAGGTTGCTTCAGGGTGCTGAAGACACTCTCATGCCGTTTCAGGATGACCTAAGTCGTCCTATTTATGATGACGATCAGAACATCACAGGTTTCCAGCAAAAAACAACATATCAGGCCTACCCCGGTGAGCGCATTGCGCCGTCTTCTATGTATGGTGACATCCAAGGCTCACGCGCCATGGTTCGCGGCATCGCCCAGCAGGGTATCGCTGGTATGCCTGAAGCTATGGGAGCGCAGCGTGAGGGTATGGGCGCTCAACGCGAGGGTATGGACATTGCTCGTCGAGGCGTTGGTTATACTGAGGAAGGTATCGGCAATCTACGCGGCATTGGGCAATACGGTACAGGTGATTTTAGTTCTGTGTCACCTACATCTATGATGGATGAGTTTCAGAGGGCTAACTTCTCTCCTTCTGGGGAGTTTAAGCAGTACGATTTCAGAGACCCTATGGAGTTTAGTAATTTTGGGGTTAGAGATGATTTCACATACAGCGGGTTTAATTTTGACCCAACTCGACAGTTTGGTTCTGCCGAGGCAGATAGGTATATGTCTCCGTACATGCAGAATGTTGTGGACGTACAGAAGCAGCAAGCTCAGTTAGACTTTGATCGCAGTCAGGCAGGTCGTGACGCAGCGGCAGTACAGGCTGGTGCATTTGGCGGTTCCCGTCAGGCCGTTGGAGATTACTTGGCTCAAGAAGGCCTTGCTCGTCAGATGGGCGACATCCAAGCCATGGGTCAACAGCAGGCATTTGAACAAGCACAACAGCAATTTGAGCGTGATCGGTCTGCACAAGAACGTCAGCTTGGTATGGAAGTTGGCGAGTTTGGTAGAGTTCAAGGTGGACTTGCATCAGAGCAGGGCCGTGTCGATGCACTTAGGCTGCAAGAACAATCGCAACGTGAGTTCCGTCAGGCAGATGAATATGCACGGGCGGGTAACATGGAAGCCGCTGAGGCGGCTAGAGTACAGGCTGCTAACACGGCAGAAATAGCTCGAACGCAAGCTGGTATTGCTGGTGAAATGGGTCGGGTTCAAGCTGGTCGTACAGGCGAGAACGCTCGTATGGATGCTATGCGCCAACAAGAAGCGGCTCGTGTACAGCAAGCTATAGAACAGTCTCGTCAGTTCGGTGCAGGTCAAGCCCTCGCAGCAGAGCAAGCGGCTATAGGCGCTGCAGGTCAGATGGGTTCAATGGGCCAAGGCATCGGTGCTTTAGGTATGAATGTTGGTTCTCTTGGTCAGAGCCTTGCAGGTCTGGGCCAGCAACAACGTGCAGCCGACATTCAGGGCGCACAGCTAATGGAGACTATTGGTCGTGATATCCGTGCAGAGGATCAGGCTCGTCTCGACATGTCCTACGAAGACTTCGTCCGTCAGCGGGACTATCCAATCCAGCAATATGAGCGGATGGCAGGTATCTTGCGCGGTGTTCCAGTGACGCCAAATGTAGAAGAGCAGCGGATGGTTAATTATAATCCTCTGCAACAGGCACTAGGTGCAGGTATTTCGGGGCTTGGTCTTTATAAAGGTCTGACATCATGAACATAATCGACATCCAAGACGATCTAAAGAACCTACCAGAACAGGCTCTGATGCGGGAGATGCAGCAACCTACTGGTAGCGCACCACAGTTTCTTGTCTTGGGTGAGCTGAAGCGCCGCAAGCAGATGCGTGATGACTATAATCGTCAGAAGAACGCAGACATGAAGACTGTTGCTGAAGAGGTAGTAACTGCAGCGGGAGCGCCACAAGAGGGCATCATGCAGATGGCTCGTTCCCTGAACCCCAATACCAACACGGCACAGGACACAGGTCTGGCCCAAGCTACACCTGTAACTCCAACACAAGCACCACAACCACAGGCACCTCAGATGATGTCTGATGGTGGCATTATGCGGATGGCTAGGGGTGGACGATTTGGAACAGATGTAGAGTACAATTACAAAACTTTCCTACAAGAAAATAATCTAAACGACACACCTTATGCACAAGATATGTTTGCCCGTTTAAAAGAAACGATGGACGATAGGTACGATGCAGATGGGCCAAATAACAACCCAAGAATATACGACAACGCAATAGGTTTTGAAAGAAGCCCAGAAGGCATAGCTTCGGTTAGCTCTGACGCATCTGATTTTATGCCTAACCCATCATCCGATCCAAAGCCTGCTGTGCCTTCCGCTCTAAGACGTCTGCAACGTCTTAGAGCTGGCTTGTCTGAACTTTCAATCGAACCAGACGCACCATTTACTCCACAGACATCACCTGCAGCACCAATGTCTACTTTAGATCAGTTGCGTAGCAGTGTGTACTCGAACAACCCGCTTGAAAATTCCTTGGCTGGTACGGGTCTTGACTCTAATGTTATCGGAACTTCGGTCATTGATCCTGTTATGAATAGAATTAACGAAGCCGCTTCCCGTGAGGGTATGCCGTCTCAAACGGCAGCAGACCTTGCCAACGAAATGGCTCTGCGTAATCGTGAGATGGCATCTGAAAACGCAGGTAGGCTAACTGCGGAGGAGCTTTTGGCAGTTAGCCCTGAAAGTTCAAGTGAACTTTTGAGCGGTCCATTCTCAAATGTCCCAAGATTCAACCCAGACAGCTTGCAAGGTGCAGTGGATAGGGACCGTGAGTTAACTCCAGAGGAACGATATACTCAGAGGGAGTCATCGTTATTGCAAGATCAACTGTTAGGTCTAGGCTTCACAGGTGGAGATATTGATCCTTCGCCATTTAATACAGTAACAGCAGATCAAAGTATTGATTATAGCAGTCTACCAATATCTACACTTAATAAACTCGCAGATGAAGGGGATGATTCCGCTATAAATCAACTCAGATTGAACGAAATTAGTGGTTTGCAAGCGCAAAGCGATATCAGCACTGGTGGAGATGATCTCTATATGGACAGCATTATGCGGGGGACTCTTGGTCAGGGTCGTTCTGATGCGGCATACGCGGCTTCTCTTTACAATCCATCTGATATATCTAACGCTCAAAATACTATTACTAGTCTTGAGGAATATTTAAGATTAAACCCCGGTAACCCACAGGCTGAAGCTCAGTTGGCGCAGGCAAAGGATCAATTGATTCAGGCCGAAACTTCTAGAGAAACAGCAACAGCACTTCAAAACATTGTGCCATCCACAACACCTCGTCGTTCTGAGTTTGAAGTATTTGACGCAACAGCGGCGGAAGTTGATGCTGAAGATGCCACTGATGGCGAACCTAACTTAGTCATTCAGGACGAAGTAATTCCAACCTCTGAAGCTGAGAACAGAAGAGAAGCCGCAGAAGATGGTAGGGGGATAACCTCATTAAAACCTGTAGTCTCTGACGATGATGCAGGCGGATCAACTACTTCCGATGATGCAGGCGGATCAACTACTTCTTCTGGTGGGGCATACGGCTCTATAGAATCTCGCATAGCTAAAATGCTTTCGGATCGTGAGAGCAGTGCCGAGTCCGATAAATGGTTGGCACTTGCGCAGACTGGCATGGCACTCATGTCTTCTAAGAACCCGACATTCGGAGGCGCATTGGGCGAGGCAGGTATCGCGGGGCTTGGTGCTTTACAGAAATCTCGTAAAGCCTATGACTCCGACATAATGAGCTTGCTTGGCATGCAGCAAAAGATACAATCAGCTAAGTCTTTGGATGCTTCTAGGGCAGCCAAGTCAACTACTGGCGGCAGCAAAGAACTAGACAGAATGATAGATAACGCTCGCGCAGACTTGGCTTTAGCAAATGCAGCAGCGGCAAAGTACTTCAAAGTTCAACCGGGAAACCCTGTAGAGGGGACGGTAGACAGGATGATAAACATGATTCCACGGGATGTTCAGGCTAATGTTATAGCAGCACAGGATAGACTTGAATATCTTAATAGGATAGCAATAGGCGGCGGTACTCAGTTCGACGCAACTCAATGAATTAGGAGTACATTATGGGTGTTATATCCGTAAAGGGGCCACAGTTTGGACAGAGTTACAGCGTAAATATTTCGGGCAACACTCCAAATCCTGAAGAGCAATCTCGTATAAATCAATTCGTAAGCCAGCAAGAGGCTATACTTGCTCAACGTATAGAGGGTCGTTTTGGCCCATCTCAGCAAGAGCAGGTAGAAGAAGTTGTAGAACCAGAACCGGAAGGCGGGTTTGGTACAGCGGTTGGTCTTGGGTTTGATGCCCTTCAGAAAGCATACGGCTCAACTCTAGAGGGCATAGGCTCCATCTCTGGCCTACAAGGTCTCCAAGACTTCGGTAGTTCTGTAGTAGAGACCAATGAACAGCAGATAGCAGAGAAGGCACAGGCACTAACAAAGCGTGAAGACATAGACACTGTTGGTGAAACTGCTTCTTTCTTTTTTGAGACGCTTGGTCAGCAAGTACCACAGCTTGGCGTAAGTCTAGGTGGTGCGGCGGCGGGTGCCGCAATTGCAGCGCCTATACCAATACCCGGTGCTAGGGTAGCGGGTGCCTTGATAGGCGGCGTTGCTGCGAACATTCCTTACTTCTATGGTGATAACCGGGAAGCTCAGAAGGAAGCAATTGATCGTGGTCTTCGCACAGAGATGGACGAAGGTACTGCTTTTCTATCAGCGTTACCACAGGCAGCACTTGACTCTATTGTGGACAGGTTACTGATCGGCAAAGTACTCAACCCAGCAGTAATCAGGTCTGGCGGTGTTTTCACACGCGCTACTAAAGGTGTAGGCGCAGGTGTTGTTGCTGAAGTTCCTACCGAGATAGGCCAAGAAGTTATAAACAGATACCAAGCTGGCTTACCCATCGATGATGCTGAGGCCATGAAGGTCTATGAGGACGTTGCGATAGCTGCAGGTATTACTGGTGGTACTGTAAGGGGTACTACCAATGTAATAGGTGGAGACATACGCAAAGAGAAAGCGGATCGGGAAGAGCAGGAGAAGTTTGCTGAACTTCAAGAAGACGCTGAAGAAGAGAGCGCAAGAACTCAAGAAATCATAGCCAGAATAAACGAATCAGAACTGCGTGAAGACGAAGACATTACTGTAGAACCCACCGTAGAGGTGGAGCCACAGGAGATGGATGTCTTTGGCAACTTGAAGCAATTGGCACTTCCTTCCCCCAGCACTCAAGAGAATGATAGGTTAACTCCTGAGCAAGAGTTAACAACTCTTGGCAGAGCAGCTCGTGAGGCCACCCTACCGTTTAACCCAGTGCCTATGTCTGAGTTGCCCTTGGGTGAGCGTCAGGTCATACAGAACACCCGTAGGACTCAAGGTCTGGATGAACAACAGCCTGCATCGCTTGATGAGATACGCCGTATCGTGGGCGAGGGTGCGGCTACCAGAGAAGCTACCAAACAGAAACCTGTGTCTGGCGGAACATCTAGGTTCCAGCCTGTAGAGAATAAGACATTCACACAGGATCAATATGACCGTGCCGTGGAAGAGATAAAGTCTCGCAAGAAGTATACTGAACCAGCGATACAGAAAGCAGTGAGGGACACTGGTGTTAAGAACGTATCGCGTCAAGTTGCCAAAGACATCCGAGATGAGATGCTCAACCGTGGCATCCTAAGAAGAACGCAAAAGGGCTACGAAATAGAGCCTGATGTGGAGGCTGTATCTGATGAGATCGCTTCTTACAGAAGCACTCTGTCCGATCTGAATAAAGATATATACGGCAATAGTTCAGCCAAAAGAAAGAAGGGCGAGTCAACTAATGACTTTGTCCAGCGCAAGACTGGTCTTGTTGGCCTCAGTAAGAAGATTGACTTAGACGCTCGACGCGCACTAGATCAAGAGAACAATAGAGAAAAGTTCTTGAGGCTTACTACTGAAGCGCAAGAGATCAGGAATCAAATCTCTGAAGCACAGCAGGTCATAGCTGAAACAGAAGGTAGGATAAACAGCGGACCTCAGTCCGTTAACATTCCATCAACTGAAAAGCCAAGAAGCATATTGCCCTCTGAAGTTCAACAGGCTGGGAATACTGAGGGACAAATAGATGCATTGCGTCAGTCGGTAAGTAACTATGATAGAGACATAAAGTTACAGAAACAAAATCTGGCAAAGTTAAAGAAGCAATCCAAGAAGGTGGCCCTTAACGAAGAGGTTCAAGGTCTTTTGTCTGAAATTGAATCGGACATAGAAACCAAAACGTATTTAAGAGATGCAGCTCAAGCAAGACTGACAGAGCCGTCCGCTCCAGTTCAAGTAGCTTCTGAGCAATACTTAGCCAACAAGGCTCGTGAGGTTGCAAACAGAGCAGTCAATACGACAAGAAAAGATTCGTTCAACGCCCAGCGGCAAAATGTATTTAATGCATTACGCAAGCGCCTGAATAATCTAAATCTTCCAGACGTTAAGCTAACTGCTGAAAGGTTGGTTGCCCCTGAACTTCTTCAGCAAGAAAACCCTGAACTTGTAGAAGGTGTGTTCGACTTCACGGCAGCCAACAAATTTCATAACACTCCCTCTAACAGAGTAATATCTCTGTCGATGGAGGTTGCTGACCCAAGTAAATCAGCTCAAGAGCAGTTCGATATATTGAAAGGCGTTATGAACCATGAGGTCATCCACGCTCTTAAAAGTCTTGGACTGTTCTCTGATGCTGAGTGGTCATCTCTCACTGGTGCAGTCAAGCAGCGCAAGTATGTACAAATAAAAAACGGCAAGCCAGTCGAAAGAAAGTACACTTACCTTGATCGTGCGACAGCAATGTATTCGGGCAAGTTAAATTATACTCCTGAATCTATAGAAGAAGAAGCTATAGCGGAGATGTTCCGTGATTATGCTGACGGTAAGATCAAGGTTATTGGTCGTCCCAAAACTCTGTTCGAGCGTATCAAGAACTTCTTCAGGGCTATCTTTAAGGCCAATCAAGATGTCGGCATCAATAGTGTCGAAGATATATTCAATGATGTGAAGAGCGGCAACATTGGCAAGCGTGATCGTTTGCCTGAACCTGATGCAGAAGTAACTGAAGATGTGGTTCGTCAGTCAATAAGAAACTTTGACCCTAAGCTCCCTGTAGCGCCGCAGGATGCGAGAGCGCATAAGTTGCCATACGAGCTACTAATACAGGGCAACGGCTCTCCAGCGGTCCTCCCAATCACTCAGGCCTATACCCCAGCCAATTCCAACAGAAATAATAGTTCAATTGAACAAATCATTGCGAACAACCCAGACGCTATGATGTCAGTAGAGGGTTGGATGAAGGCAATGCAAGAAGGTCTGGGTGGTGATTACATCCCCGCCCCACCATTGGTTGCCATTAAGTACTCCCAAAACCCGCAGGCCATGGCAGATAAACTGAAGCAGCTAACGCCAGAACTGAAGAAGGGTGTTGATGAGGGCTTTGAGTTTGTTGATCAGATAAGAGAAATCTATCAGAGCGGCGAGGCATCACCGCGCATGACTATGGACTTGTTCGTATGGGGCATTCTCTCTAGGGGCGCTGGTCCAGTGCAACAAGAGGGTGCATTCATTGACATCATAGACAGTGCTTACCCAATCCTTGAGAAGGCAACGCGAGAACCGCTAACAGATGATGACGTTGACAGATGGATGACCACTGTTTCATCGGTAATCCCAGAGGGTTCACCGGGCAAGCAAGTTACTATGAATGTAAATGCCGCAGCCAAGCTGGTTAAAGCTATGTCTCAGTTGGTTGGTGACTCTAACCAAACAGTTATTGATGTCATTCATGAGGGCATGACTGATCCTAACGTATCTGCTTCTGATATTCGGGAAGCATTCTTGTCAGGCACTAAGAGTGCCGGGATAGACAACAAAGTTCTGTCGTTCATTCTATTGGTTGGTGGCAAGGACGATGTTCTTGTGATGGATCGCATTCAGGGTCGGCACTTGTGGGATGATGGAAGGTACGGGGGTGCCAATATATACGATGGCATTGGGCCAAACAAAGAAGGTCTTAATGGTATCTTCCGTGGGCCGCGAGGCATATTGACGACACGCCTTCTTGAAGATGGCATGAGGAAGAACGTACAAAAGGCTTACGAGCTTGCTGGGAGACCAGAGGATGCAAGTCTAGGACGTTGGCACTGGGAAACATGGGTCATAGAGGGTGAGCAAGTTGTAAACCACGGCACCCTTCAGGCTATTATTAATGGGTCTCCTATCGGCACCTCCGTTACTGAGGGAAAGACTGATACATTCTCTTCAGGTATGACGTACATACGCGGACAGAACGCACCTGTTGTTCGGTATCCACTGTCTGATGGTGGGTTTGTCTACATGTCACCCACTAGAATGAAAGAGTTTGAAGCCTTTATAAAGAAGCCAAAGAATGGTATTATACCCAGAGACTTCAAGGTTACGGGTCGTGCTGACATACCTTGGTTTGAAAGAAAAGAAGTTGACCGAAATAAACTAGACGCAGCGGCGAGGGAGTATGAAGATGCGAAGCCCAATGGATCAATTCTTAGGAGCGATGAGAGGACTGGAGAACTCCAAGACGCCTCTCAGCGGGGAAATTCCCCCATCGATAGACGATACAGCCTTGGATTCCTCGCCGACCCGAGCTTCCGATCTCTTCCGTCAGGAAGTGGAAGAAGACGGGATTCGTCAGGGAGCCTTGCGCCTCTTGAAGGCGCGCCAACAGTCCGAGGCGCGACAGGCCCGGATGAAGGATTAGTAGCGGTAGCGGAGCAGTATGCTCTTGATAACGGCATCGATCTAAGAAGACAGTCCGAGTTTGTTATTCCAGATGTAGACCTTGCTACACGCATAGCTCAGGCATACGAAGAGATGGAGAATGCACCTGAAGACCCAGTCGTCAGAGAGGCATACGAAAATTTAGTCAGTCAAACTATAGATCAGTATCGTGCGTTGGAAGATGCGGGTTACAGGTTCTGGTTCACTGACTTGAACATACCAGACAATGTGGAATACCTGTCCACCCCATTCAATGCAATGAGGGACATTCGTGCCAATAAGACTATGGGTGTATTCCCTACAGATGAGGGGTATGGCTCAGGTGAGGTAGACACACAAACGTCATCCAACCCAATGCTGATGGATACTGGAATAGAGTGGCCTTCTGGATCACTAGATGGACCAAAGAAAAAAGTTGTTGCAAACGATTTGTTCCGCGCAGTTCATGATGCTTTCGGTCATGGCCTTGAGGGGTCTGGCTTCCGAGCCACTGGGGAAGAGAATGCATGGCAAGCACATGTACGTTTGTTTACTGGTTCTGCCGTTGCAGCCCTAACATCAGAGACAAGAGGTCAGAATAGCTGGCTTAACTTCGGTCCATATGGCGAACAAAACAGAACCGCTAAAATAGAAGACACTATCTTTGCCGATCAGAAAATAGGTCTGATGCCATCCTTCACATGGGAAGAAGGCAGGGCTGGCAGTGTTGAGGCTGCTGTAGATGAAGACACTGATCAAACATCTACTGCTGATGAACTTCCCGCAGTAGATCGATCCGCTATAGAACAACTTCTTTCTGGACAAGACCTAACAACACAACGCAAATTCTCAGTAAGCCCAGCCAATGCAAATCAATTGGTTGCAGCTCCTGTAAAGAACAAGGACGGTTCATCCTCTCCTGTGTTCGGGTCTATGATCGACAGCAAAGGCACAAGAATACCCATAGTGCTGCCAGCAGGTGAGCATAGACGTATTGAACAACGTGAAGGTGCCACTGAAGTTGGGCGTGGTCTGTATCACATTCAACAACGCGGTCATGATCGTGAGCTTCTTCGGTTCTCTAATGGCAAGTACAATGTACTGAACGCTATGTATGACCTATTGAAAAGATGGGACAAGCAGGGGAATGAAGATGGGGAAAATGTAATAAGCTATCCGAGTCAGGGTGGGATTGTTCTTGAATGGAGGAATGATATTCCCTTCAAGGCTCCACCCATGAAGCTGGTATTGAAGCCACGCAAGTTGGGAAGCGGTTACATCTTTGATATACAAACATTCTTTCCTGATCTTCAGAAAAAAGATCGCGCCGTTGTGGATGGTCGCACGCGTTATAGTGTTGCTCCGTCTCCATTAAACAACAGCACCATAGCAGGGCAGATAAATCAGAAGGAAGTGGACATAAATTATGCTCGTTCTTCTGACTTCATAGCTAAAGGTCTTGGGCGGATTGTAGGTAAGGATAAAGCTCAAGCTCAAGCGGACAGTATATTAACTAAGTTCCAAGACTCTATGCTTCCTGTAGGTAGGATGATCCAAGAGCTGAAGGCAAAGGGTCTTACCATCATTGATGCTATGGACACTTATCTGAAGGAAGAGTTGTATCATGGCATCGTCGGCAACGAGATAGATAAGAGAGAGAAGACAATCTATCAGGCCGCTCGTGAAGCTCTGAAGGGCTTGAACATTACCAAGGATCAAGTAAAGAACCTTCGTTCTGTATCTGATGCAGCGTCAGAAAGCGGCAGGGGATTTATAAGTCAGGCCATTGAGACTTCGGGTAGTGATCGCCAAACAATAGGTGACGCATATCTTTACGCCAAGCATGCGAAGGAACGCAACGCATACGTCAGGTCTATAAACCCAGACAATAACAGTGGTTCTGGAATGAGCGATGCGGAAGCGGACGCAATCCTTATTTGGTTCTCTCGTTTGGACAACCAGAATAGTGCCGCTCTTGGTGCCTTAGATCGTGCTGTAAGGAATGTAGTTAGGGATACTAACAACACTCGCACTGAGGGTGGTCTAATACCCGCTGAGTTTAATCAAGTAGAACTAGAAGATGGCACTGTAGTACAGAAATCAAACTATACTTCTTATGTACCATTGAGGGGTAAGATTGATCCTGACAACGAGACCACTGATCCTAGTCGTCCAAGCATGGGCGCTCCCTTCGGTGCCAGAGGTCGAGAAGATAGGCGCGTCACAGGTAGATACGACTACGCGACAGACATCTTAGCGACAACACTAACCCAGAACATGGGTGCCGTTGCACGAAGTGAACGCAATAAGGTTGGTCAATCCTTCCTCGAACTGCTGCGTTCAGACCCCACTGTAACAAAAGAGTTTGGTACTATACTGAAAGCCTTACCAAAGACTGAACAATTGAGGGGTGGGAAAGTTGTTAGGGCTACAGATCAAAGAGCGTATCTGGACCCCTTCATATTCACAGTCAAAGAGAATGGACAGGATGTATATGTTAGACTTGAAGATGAAAGAATAGCTAAAGCCCTGAAGGGTGATGTCGGGTTGGGTTCCTCACCCCTTGCTGGTGTTGTTCGTGCTATGGGCAAGGTCAACAGATACTTGTCCAGCATTAATACATCATACAACCCTGAGTTCTTTGTGACCAACTTATTGCGAGACCTTCAAACCGCTGGTGTGAACATCAACCAGTATGATGAGAAGGCAATGACTACTGAGATTATGAAGGGTGTTGCTGGGGCGCTCAAAGGAATAAAGCGTTCAATCATAAACAATGATGACTCTTCCGAGTGGTCAAAGTACTACAAAGATTTTGTTGAGGCTGGTGGTCAAAACGCTACGAACCAGATGACTACAATCGCAGATCAAATAGAGAATATCCAAGGGTTACTTGGCGATATATCTGATCAGGGAGTCAGGGGTAAATGGAACTCTGTAAAGAATAGCTTTATAGGTAAGAAGGCTGGATCGCTACTAAGCACTATTGAGAGCTACAACACAGTCATTGAGAACGGCATTCGTGTTTCTACTTACAAGGCTATGCTGGATCGTGGCTTCTCCAGAGAACGCGCAGCGCAAGCAGCTCGTAATGTTACAGTGAACTTTGCCAAAGGTGGCGAATACAAGACGTTCATGAACGCATTCTACCTGTTCTACAATGCGTCTCTCCAAGGTTCATTTGCACTTTTAAATGCAGCCCTGAAGTCCAAGAAAGTTCAGAAGATTTGGGCAGGCACTATAGCAGCAGGCTTCCTTCAGGATCAGTTGAATGGAATGTTGTCTGACGAGGATGAAGACGGTCGTCTTGTCTACGATAAGATACAGCCGTACATTCTTGAGCATAACTTAATTCTACCCGATCCATTTGGATTCACAGAGAGATCATACATAGCGATACCTATGCCGTATGGCTTGAACATGGCTCACAACATAGGTCGTGCCACCAGTCAGACCGCTCGTGGCGGCACCACTGCTGGGAAAGCTACGTCTTCTATCGTCGGAACTATTGTAGATGTAATCAATCCCATTGGCGGCACGGAGAGCTTCACTAACTTTGCGGCTCCTACAGTCCTAGACCCATTCATTGATGTGATCGAGAACGAAGATTACGCGAAGAAGCCTGTTTACAAAGAGGCTGCTTTTAATGACCGGGGGCCAGACAGCCAAAGGTATTGGTCAACAACAAACCCATCTGCAATATGGGTAACTAACATGTTGAACAATCTTACTGGTGGTACACCCGATAAGAAGGGCTTCGTGGATGTGTCACCTGATGTGATGAACTTCTGGCTTGAGTATGCAACGGGTGGTGTTGGTAGGTTTGTGCAGCGTACAGCCGAGCTACCAGTTCGGGTGTATGAAGAGGGGCTAGGTGAAGACATCTTCCGTGAGATCCCATTTGTAAGAAAGATAATAGGAAGCGTTTCTGATCGTGAAGACTATGGAAATTACATTGAGAAGAGAGACAAAATTCTTGTTGTAGGTGATGAGATTAAAGGCGCTCTATCATCTGGAGATACTGAGCGGTTACAAAAAGCCAGACAGAGATACTCAGAAGAAATTAAATACCTACCAAGGATAAGGGCTATTGATAACGCTTTAAGGAAAGTAAGTAGTCAGATGAACTCTGTAAGGGGCAATATGAGAATGCCAGACGATCAAAAGAAACTTATTCTTGACAGGCTAGACGAGCGCAAACAGTTTCTTATTGGAAGTGCCAACAAGATTTTAGCAGGGTTTTAATAAAGTTCAGTTGAACTTTTGTAACCTTCTCTGGGTGGAGTATGACCATAGCTTTTCTAATGGGCTTAGATCAATCTGATCCATAACTGATCCCATTCCGTGGCCTAAGTCCATTTGTCTGCTATCTTTCTTGAACCTGTCCCTAGAGCAGTACCCTGATACATTGTAAGTATCTTCATCTTCTTGGCACACAAGGACTGCGCAGTTTGCTTTGAAGGCATTAATGTCTTTGAAGAGGAGGCGACCATCTGGATAGAATGTAGACTTAACGTCTATAGATATATCACCGAGCCACATATCCTCACCGCTATCAACGCCAAGCTGAAAGGGATTGTGATCTATGTCGAATACCTTTGCCACACTAAGCTCTGCCTTGATGCCTATAAGATCAAGATCATTATCGTTTCGCCCCTGATCTCTTCTCTGATTGACAACTCCAGAAGCTCTTGCCAACTGCCAGCGAAACGTAGCAGCTTGTTTGCAAATAGATATTTCTTTAGGAGACAGGCGAACCTTCATGATTCTCCGTCACTTTTCTTTTCTATCCATTCCAAGATTTCACTTCTCTTCCACCGTTTCATTCTGACGCCCAAGTTAATTCCTTCTGGGAAGTCTTCTGTTTTGCTTATGAACCTGTAGGTAGACCGTAAGCTCATCGATAGCATCTTTGCTATCTCGCTTACCTTCATTAGTTTTTCTTCCATTCTTTGAACCCCTCTCTTAATTCTTCAAACTTGTTTATTGCATCAGGGTTATCCCTAAACTCCGATCTCGACTTAATGCCGCAATGGGTTCTGACGGCACTAACTGCTTCTTTCTCTTGATTAAACACATCTGTCTTCTCAGTCATGCCCATGCTGTATAGGTAGTCATGGAAGTCATCATTGCGGCACAGCAAACCTGCCGATGCAATCAACCTCTCAACATTCACCGCTTCCTCACGAGGCTCAGGTTCGTCCTGATCGTTGAGCCTCACCATGGCAACTATGTACCTAGTGCCGACCCAGTCAGTGTGAAGTTCTTGAGGGCAATCATTTGGATGCACATTGAGGCGCAGCATGATGCCATTCTTGTCCTGAGACATCGACACCTTCACCGCCTCAAAGCCTATGGCTGCGTCTTTAACGCTACTCATCTTCGTCCTCCCTTAAAAAGTTTATAGGATTAAAAAACATAAGCTCTTCTGGTTTTACTTCTCTCTTTTTGCCACTGCAGTGCTTGCAGTATTCTCCACCTACAGCTCCACATTTTCGACAATGTTCATTCAACTTTCTTAGATTTGGAGATGTCATCTCTCACTCCTATGAAAAACTTTTCTTCCCGTGTATCTTTTATCGGGTGCCACATCATCATTATTAAAGTGCAACTGAGCGGCATGCAGCCTGTCAAGATGGCTCTTTGTCTTGTCTTTCTTGTGACCACAGGTTTGTAAGGGCTTCGCGCCACATGCGGGGCATTCAACCTGTTGAACCATTTCTCTAGTCACTGTCACCATTGTATCTATCCCAGTTTACTCTCGCCCAATCGACAGGGTCTATCCCGATCAAGTCCCACCAAGTCTTCTCGTCACCGTATCGGTGCAGTTCCGAATGGCAGTCGCGGCACAGAGGCACAGCCCAGTTATCTCCCGATCTCATACCTGTTCCATGTTCCCCAACATAAAGCAGGTGGTGTGCTTCCGCGCCGCGCCTACACACTAAGCAAGGTTCCCCTCGCAAAGTATTCAGGTACGCTTCATCCCGAATGTTCTTATGTTTCGGAATAAGCATATTTTTATGGTGCTATATGATCATTGTTGAAGTGCAATTGTGCGGCCTTCGGATATTACTTCCACATGAGGTTCGCCCTGTATATCCCACAACTTAACAATTGAATCTGCAAGGTCTTCATCTGGCTTCTTGATGGTCACAGTGAGTTCACCTTTGTTGTCATCCATTGATGAAATCAACCAACGATGTGATTCATGTACACAAGAATAGACAGTTATCAGGCGTTCCATTCTCCAAATCTCTTTCTCATGGGAGGAAGAAAAAGTAACTAAACCTCTACCTTCATTATTTTCCATGGTATTTCTCCTGTTTTAGAAAGGGATTTCATCATCCAAGCCAGCAACCGCAGTGTTAGAAGGGGGTTGTGATTGATACCCAGAGCCTTCTGCCTGACGCTCCCGCATAATGCTACCTCTTAGAGATAGGAAAGGACGACCAGTCTTGCCTGTCTTTCTCCAGCCAACTAGGTTGGCTTTGGGTTGTTCCACCCCCTCATCTAGCTGCGCCATGAGGTCACGAATAACCTCTGGTTCTAGCTCTATGTTGCCAGTGTAGTCTGGCTGGGTTGGTTTTTCTTTCCTGTCATTCTGGAACAGGATACCTGATGCTGGATATTGAGCCATTACTTCTTCTCCTTCTGAAGTTTGATTTTCTTTTCTGAAATGCAATTGATTACTTTATCGTAATCAGCGGTTGCTTCGGTCTTCGCTAGGCCAAACATAGCTTGATTGGCAACGTAGAATTTTTTCAACATGTCCTCGCTCCGAGCGGAGCCGATCCAAGAACATGCAACGTCTGACCAAGTGTCCCATTCAGACACGGCACGAGGCTCACGGTCTCCATCTTTGTAGGCAAATGTGTTTATCATCTTACCAAGGATGGGTTTGTCAGCCGCTGTGGGGGCCGGTGCAGGAGCCTTTTGTTTCTTCACTGGGTCTGGCTTAGGTTTTTCCTTTACCTCCTCCTGACGGGCCTCTCCATCGCTCTGAGGGAGGTCTTCGCCAGCATAGATGTAATGCCCCAAGCCATGGTAGCTGATCGCCTTGGCTAGTCCGCGCTGAAATGCCGTGTTAATTGAGAAGGCATCTGGGTTTTGGATCGCCTTGTTGCGGTAGTCCAGCACAGGAAATAGTTCTGTCGCACTAATCCCATCGACATCAACTGTCACTTGAACAAATGAGTAACCAGCATCGTCCTTTATACAGGGTGAGCCATCAGGCTGTATATGCTTGGTGAATGTGGCCTCTGGATAGTGGCTCTTCAGCACACCCCAAGCCCATGCCCATGACAGGTAGGTAAGGCCATTCTTCTTTTCTGTGTGATCATTAACATTGATCGCTGATAGTGTCTTCCATACAGACATTACGTTCTCCATCCTTTAAATTGCTCACAGAACTCTGCGACATTGCAGTAGTTCCCTTCACACCGGGTCTTATCGCCCTTGCGAAATTCTATCTCCAGCTTCTTATCGCTGGACGCAACGTGTTCATTGGCGTCTTCTTCGCTATCCCATAGCTTCAACGCTCTCTTCTTTCCCTTCTCCTTCACGGCCCATTGGTTGGGCTTTGCCCATTGATCTCCGTCAGAACAAAGGGGAACCTTGTCATACAAATCGTATTCCATCTGGGCTGACTGATGCACATCAATACGATCATAGATATAATCTTCGCGTTCCTTCTCACTCCAAAGAGGAAGGTCCACGATTACGATTGGTGACTGTGGATATTCTTTATCGAATTGCGCACGGCGTCTCTGCCAGTCTCTGAGTATCGCACAGATGCGCAGCTTGCTGACTTTCTTCTGGCGGTTGGCACCAGCTAGTGAGTTCTCTACCAGCCAAGCATAGCAGTTTTGCTGACGCTCCCACTCAACCTTGCCAAGGATGACAGACCAAGCAGAGGTAACTTTGTAATCCGTAATTTGAATGGTGCCATCAGGTAAAACCTCTTGATGATCGAGCGCCCCCGACAAAGTCCAGTTAGCAACCTCTGCGTATAGCCGCTCTTCGACTTGGACATTCGCGGGATCGTCTGCGCTTTCCAAAACGTGATGCACCGCAGTGCCAAACAAAGCCCAGATCATATCGACTACGTCTGTCTCAAGCTCTTCGGAATGTAAGTCTTTCATCAACCTGATGCGAGGTCCATCGATCAATGTCGTGACGCTGATGTCCGCCTTGCCTCGTGAGTATTTGTCATCTCTGGCAAAGTTTAGGAACGCATCCGGCAGGTTGTGATTGTTTGTAATTTTCATTGTTTTCTCCACTGTTTTGATGTTAGATCATAGGCAGAATGTAAAGTCAAATAGAATGTTTAAGGGTCAATATGAGTCATTTCGACATAACATTTACGGCTCTTGGAGAGCCAGCTTCTAAGGCTAACTCTAGGAAAATGGTTACTATTCGTGGGCGTCCGGCATTAATAAAATCTCAGAAGGCTAGGGATTACGTCAAACAGTTTGAGCTGCAATGCCCCCAGCTAGAGGTGCCAACGACAGAAGATGTTCAGGTTGAGATGATGATCTACTACGCCAGCCGTAGGCCCGATCTCGATGAGAGCTTGATCCTCGATTGCATGCAGTGCCGCATCTACAAAAATGATCGTCAGGTGAAACAGAAATTTATATACTGGGGGCTGGACCGAGAGAACCCAAGGACAATAATTCGCGTCCGCTCATGTGATGTAAAAGATATTCCAAACTACCTTGTTATCGGTAGAGTATAGGTAGTCGATAAATTATAACGGTAGAGTATATTATAATATAATATATTAGGCGGGAAAAATATGACCCGTTGACTGATGCCGTTTTTGTCTCGTATGATCGCCGGATCAGAGTAGGAGAATAGCCGTGCAAATCGAACAACAAGTTCGTGGCGAGGCTTACAGATTAGGGCAAGGACAACACAAAATAAAATGCCCGAGCTGTAGCCAAGGCCGCAAAAACAAACACGATAAAACGCTTTCTCTCCGCATAGAACAAGACAAGATACTTTTTAACTGCTGGCACTGTGATCAGGAGGGAATTGTACCTATGCGGGAGAGCTTGCCAGAGACTAGGAAAGTGGAGCCAATGTCAGTCGCAAAGAACGTAAACAAGATGCCTCTATCAGGAGCTGCAATAGCTTGGTTGAGTAGCCGAGGTATCAGCGAAGCCACTGCACTGAAGGCTGGATTAGTATCAACCAAATCATGGATGCAGCCTGTCGGAAAAGAGACAGAGAGCATCATGTTCCCTTACACCAACAAGGGACAAGAGTACGCATACAAAGTCAGATCGATTGAAGCCAAAGCGTTCATCTGCAACGGTGCGCCTCAAACCTTCTTCAACATTGAAGCGGTTCAACGTAACGATGATCTCATAATTTGTGAGGGGGAGATGGACGCGCTGGCCTACATGGAAACAGGATACGAGAGTGTAGTATCCATACCAAATGGTGCAGTAAATAAGATAACCAATGGGGCCATCGATCCCAAAGATGATAACAAATTCAAGTTCTTATGGGCTGCTGAGAAGAAAATAAAGTCGGCATCTCGTGTGATAGTGGCACTCGATAATGACGAAGCGGGTCAGGCCACATCAGAGGAAATTGCTAGGCGTATAGGGAAGGACAGGTGCTTCAAGGTTGAGTACCCAGAGGGTTGCAAGGATGCCAATGATGTATTGATGAAGCATGGCAAGGAAGCTGTTGATGAAATCATCGTTGGCGCAAAGGCATGGCCCATCGCAGGCTTATTTGATGCATCCCATTTCTATGAAGAGATAGATGACATCTACGAAAAAGGTATGGGCCGGGGCGAGAGTACTGGGTACGACAATGTCGATGAACTATACACCATTGTCACAGGTCAGCTCACTGTTGTGACGGGACATCCATCATCAGGTAAGTCAGAGTTCATAGATCAGATCATGGTGAACATGGCACAAAATATTGGGTGGAAGTTTGCAATCTGCTCGTTTGAAAATGAGCCGCGCATCCACATCGCAAAGTTGATAAGCAAGTACACACGCAAGCCATTCTTTAAAGGTGCAACAGAGAGGATGACTGAGGACGAGCTTGCTGTCGGTAAGGATTTTGTTCAATCGCACTTTTCTTTTCTTTACCAAGCTGACGGATCGCTATCCTCTGTTGAAAGCATCATCGAAAGATTGCGGGTTGCCGTGATGCGGCATGGTATCAGGGGTGCCATCATAGACCCTTACAATTACATTCAAAAGAATGGAGACATAAGCGAGACTGATTGGATATCAGAGGTTCTGACTAGGCTTCGTGTGTTTGCTCAGTCCCATGGCATACACCTCTGGTTTGTTGCGCATCCCACCAAGATGATGCGGGATCACACTGGCAAGGTGCCAGCACCAAAGGGGTATGACATATCAGGGAGTGCGGCTTGGTTCGCAAAGGCTGACGTTGGCCTAACGGTTCATAGACCAAACCCATCAGGGTCTAGGGTCTCTGAGGTTCATGTGTGGAAGTGTCGGTTCTCTTGGATAGGCAAGCAAGGTGATACCAACCTTGAGTTTGATGTCCCGACATCGACCTATAAGAAGTATGTCCCCGATCCCATACTGGATGCACCAACCCCATACACTGAAGTGGATAATGAATATCCATTCTGATGTTGACGGTTATCTGTGGCAATGCTACATGTTGTGCCAGTACATTGCTCCGCTTCTATATGTTCGCACATGGCTTTAGAATGCAATGTTCTCCACTCTGAACTTTAGGCCACCTTCGGGTGGCCTTTTTTCTAATGAATAGTACTGTATCCATTCATATTGGCTATTTCATTTAGTGTGTCATGGGTCATGTGAGCTATCATATACCACTCGCCCTGAAGGTTGTATGCAAGAATGATGTTTGTGATTAACGCGGTAACCTCATGAGGGGATGCCTGTTCAGGCATGGACGATAAGATTTTTAGTATCTCTTCGTGACCTAATTTATCATCCATGTCTGAACCCACATCGTTTTTTAGATCGCTCAATTCATCAACTCTTTCATTACAGTATCCTTTATTCTTCTGCGTAGCAAACTTTCGCAACGGGAGAATTCTTTTTGGTAAGATAGTATGGCACCATCTGAGGTTTCGTACCTCATTACCCAACCAGCTTCTATATCTGGTTTCTTGCCTTTGACCTTCATTGCTACGACTGACCAAACCCTGATGCCGTCATCGTTAATGCGAGATAATTTACGCTCTTGAGAGTTCATGATGAACCGCATGCCATCACCAGCCCTTACTAGTGCGATACCTTTATCATAAATCTTCTTTGCCCATGTGGCTGGCAGATGAACATCAACATCTGACATGTAAGACCTTTGTAGATTAGCGGATACCCCACCGCTAAGGCTTGATGTGACGTACCAAGACATGGATGGGAACGTGCATTTCAACTCTGTTGATGCATACAGCTCTGTCGCTTCCATGGCTTTATCTGTAACAGTTTTTTGTATGTTGCCGGACTTCATCCTTTCCTTGATGGTATGCAAGGAAATAAATAAACCACCAGCGTACTTAGCAGACAATCTCATTTGACCTTCTGATAGAATTTTTAGTCCGAATGGCGCGTCTTCATAGTCAAAATTCTTCCATTGATACTGATGAGGATTTTCTGATATCTTTTTTATCTCCTCGACCGAGAAGCCGTTCACTGTCAGAAATACTTTTATGTTTGCTTTGAGTTGTTTTATTCTAAGGTAGTTTCTTAATTGCACTTCCATGTTCTTCACTCCATTTTTTATTTCCTAGTGGCAAGTTCTCCACCACAACTGTAGTAACCGCATCCATCTACCCAATTATCTATATGCTCTGGGTTTGATTTTATTCTGGCTGCTTTTAACAGGGACATCATGACTGACACATCTACGGCACTCACATGGACGCCCAAATGTATCGACCAGTAAGCACCTATGGTTTCAAAATTATCTTCCATATTACCGTGATCAGATGCCCGGTCTTCCGTCACATACTGTTTAGCCTTGTCTAATATTTGACCTCGCGTCATGTTCGTCATGGTTTTACTCCCTATATGTTTATGCCCTGCATCCTTAGCTTGTGTGTGTATTCACGCAACTCAGTTCTGGCACGTTGAAGGTCTTGTTGTACGTTAGGGTGCGGGACAACTAGGTTGGCCTCGAACTCTCGCTTGTTCACCTCGTTTCTGAGGAAGGTAAGTTCTGCCTTTTGCTGTAGGTTTAGTGCCTCATCACCCATCACCTAAACCCTCCGGTCTTGCCCTTGGACGTATGGATGAACTAGCTTGTTCCGATTGGGTGCAGTTCATGTGAACATCTTTTGGGTTGTCGTAGATAACAAGCAGCGCATCAGACCTAAGAACCTGCTCACATTTAGCGTAGTTCTCAAACCAAATTTCACCTCGCATATCCATATCCTGAAGCGGATAATAGATTAGCAGTGCAGTAAAAAATTCCATCACCGATTACCTCCAAACACTTTTCGGAATGCCTCATCCAAAATCTTTTTCATGTCATCTTTACTCATTACGTTCTCCTCTCATCCACTTTATGTCCCTTAGTAGTTCGGACTTTTCTTTGGTTAACCTCTCTAACTTCTGGGTTAACCTTGCAATCTCAGTGCGCTGGATAGCTATCTTGCTTTGCAGCTTCGCGTTTTCTTTATTCATCATTCAACTTTTTTGTAGGTAGGTTATGACGTTTCTTTATTTTAGAGACAGTGTACTGG